AACTTCATTTGATTTCAATTCCCTTTTGCCAGGATTAAGCGAAGCCCTTTTAACACTACCAGCTATTTCATTTATTGCATTTTCACTTACCTTACCACCATTAGCTATATATTCTAATGCTATTTGTTCGGCACTTGATGGGGTATCAACTTCCCTTACTTGCTTGTAAATCTTTTTAGCTTCTGCTCTTTCTAATCCATTACCACTATATACCTTTTCTTCTTTAGTAACTTCTGTGTTTGATGTGGATTGTTCTTTTAGGGATTGTTCTACTGCTTTTACAAGTTCGGGATTACTGCCGTCTGCTTTAGCTTTATGATATGATTCTGAAATATAACCTTGTTCCCATTCTTTCATTAAATCATAAGCCTTCGGTTGTGATTCTTTTAATTTTTCGGGATGCAATTTATAGAAAGCATAAAAATCCATCATTGTAGCATCAAATAAATTATCTGCTACTGCGGAATATCCTGTTGGATGCCCAAATTTATCTGTTTTGCTATATTCCTTTAATTTATCTAATATTTTATGACCAAGTTTTGAAAACTCTGAAAACATCTTATGCCCTACTTCGTGGTAATAAATAGCATCCCCTTGTTTACTTTCTATGGTATGTGAACCTTTCCCGCCTCTTTTTGTATCGGGTTCAATTCCTTTCAAATAAAATGTATGTTCTTCATTAGCCCCATTTTCATTCACCATTACATCTTTTGTACCTGATTGGTGATACCCTCCATCTCCACCTTCGTTAGTATGTTTCCCTTTATAATACTTTCTATTAAAACCAAGAAAATTACTTATTTTATTTAAGATAGTAGGGTTCTTTTTTGCAGCACTTTCCAATGCTTTAGCCGTACCTTCCACTTCTCCCCCTACACTACTTGGTGTTTGTTCTTTATTAGGGGATAGGGGTTGTTGTTTTTCTTTCAAGGCATTAACTACATCTACTGCTGTCATATCCCCCTTGATTTCAATACCATTATCGGCTGCTATTTTTTCAAGATTTTTAGTGATAAAAGTTGGCATACTACCATCCCCTATACTTGCTATTAAATCTTCCGCTTCTTTAGTTAATTTATTCCCGCTATCAACACTTAATTCTATTGGTTGAGAAATATTTTCTGGTTCTCCTACTACATTACTTTCTTTAGGTTTGTTTTGGATTGCTTCTTTTACTGCATTAAGTTCTGCTTTTAAATCATTGGATTCTTTTTCGGGTAATTCAATTGCTTTACCATCGGAATCTTTTTTAGGCTCTAATTCTTTTTCTATTTTAGTTTGTCTTTTTTCTAATTCATCCAATGATAGGTCTGTATAGATAATATTATTAGCGTGGTCGGCTTCTAATTCTTTTTGTTCTACTTCTTCAACTTGTGCTTTTGGTAAATCTTTTTTTACTTCTTTAGCTTTTGTTTTTACGAACTCATTATATAAATAATCTACCCTTTGGGCATCGGTCATTGGCTTACCATCTTTATTTAAGGGGGGTATTTTATCAACAAGTGCTGATACTTCTGTTATGGCTGCTTTTCTTTGTTCCCCTTGTTCTTTTGTTATATCTCCTTTGGCTACTGCTTCATCTATTTTTAAATGCCCTAAATCGGGGTTATCTGCTAATTCAAAGAATGAAGCCTTTTCAAGTGGGCTTACTTTTTTACCCTTGATAGTATGTGTTAAAAAGTTAATACCCAATAATCCCGCACTACCAAATAACATATCCTTACCCGCAGTAACGGCGTGTTCTGCCATTTCATCAGCACTAATATTTTTATCAAACAATGCTTTATCTGCTAAGTCATTTGCTATTGAAGTACCTACCCCATAAACCGCAGTCATTTTAGCCGCTTCTTTTGCAACTCCCGTTCCCGCATCTTTAAATTTATTAATCCACTTGCTGCCTTTACTTGTTATTTCTTTCCATGAATCTTCGCTAATATTAGCCAATAGTTTTCCCGCAGCCGTATTCATTCCTACTGCTCTTTTTACTACATCTAATTTAGGGTTAATTAACCCCGCTAATGCCATTATACTTGCATGGGTAAAAGCATACTCGGATGCCTTATTCATTGGCTTACCTTCTGCTACTGCTTGATTAAAATAATCTGAATATGAAGTAGTAAACATTGGTGTCATAGTGGTAACTAATTTACCCGCACCTAACGCACCTAATCCATAAGTTTGTGCAACTAACGAACCTATATCACCTAAGAATCCCGCATTTTGATACATGGTAGCCTTAGTTAAAAAGTTCTTTGACTTACCTAATTCGGGATTAGTTATTGTTTCTATTTCCCCTTCGTTATCTGAAATTATTTTATTTAGTTTATCCTTTTCTCCCCTTGATAAATCACCAATACTTCTTCCATTAAGGAATGTTTTAACCTTATCTTTTAATGGTTTTGATGCTTGTAAAATATAAGGGCTTTGTTCTGTTTTTAAACTTTCGGGAAGGTATATATCATTCTCCCAATCTTGCATTTCTCCTAATCTTTGCATTTGAAGATTAGTCTTATCGTCTTTACTTCCAAATAATCCAATGGCTAAATCTTCAATAGAATTATTAGTATTGCCAAACCCTTTTAAAAACTTAACGGTAGCATACCCACCCACGCTAACACCTGGTTGTTGGGTTACTTCTTTTGCTAACTTATCTAATTTTAATTTTTCTGTTAATGGGAATTTATTTTTATCATTCTTTGCTTCTTCCCTTATGGCATTTATTTGTGCTTGATTTTGCACATACTGTTGCTTGATTTGTTCTTGTTCTTCGGGTGTTGTGGCTTGTTCAAATGCAGAATTAAGTTCGTATTGGTCTTTAGTCAATCCCGTAATAGCATTATTCCTTCCCAAATCACTTAACTGCCTTAGTAATGATTCTTTGCCTACTCTTTGATTTACTGTTTCTGTTGATAGAACTCCCCCGCTTTTTTTAGCTAATAAGGAATCACTTGTAAGCCATTGTTGGGAAGCTGCTGCGGGTGCATTTACGCCTACCGATACGGGTACATTATATTGTGGGATAATATCCTTACCTATAATATCTATTGCTTGTTGGTATTGTTCGGGCTTGAATATTTCAAGTGTTTTAAGCCCCGCATATTGGTTAATATCTACTTTTGCAGATAGTGGGGATTGTTGATATTCTTTTATTAAATCGGGGTTGGCTGCATTGATAAACTTTGATGAATTTTCCATCAATCTGTTATGTGCTTCATCCCTTTCGTTTCCTACTAATGTTCTGTCAATTATTGCCTGTTGGTCTCTTTTACCCTCAATGAAGTTTTCTAATCCTCCGTACTGAATATTATTTAAGTGGTTGAATTGATTAGCCGTTGCTGCATCGGATTGTTTGGCAATCGCATAAACTGTTTTTGCAGAATTTACTATATCGTTATACTTGATTGGGTTTTGTTTCATTAACCCAAATAACGCATCTTTACTTGTATTATCGTTATCAAAAAATTCTTTTGGTAATCCTTCTGTGTCCTTTACTAACTTCTCTACATTATAGCCCCTTTTAAGCAAATCCATTTTAATCTTATCTGCTTTGGCTTTTGCTTCATCATCTTGTACTTCTTGAAATCCAGTTGTACCTAATCCAAAAGAACTACCCCCACCCGTAGATATAGTTTTCTTTTTACCAATAAGGTTTTTGTATTCATCAGCAAGGTATAATGGGTTTCTTTCTTCTGCCTTTCTTTTCCCAAATATCCCCGCATCCTTAAACCCTTCTTTTTCTGATTTTAATTGGGGATTGGAAGTGGATTGAGTAACCCCACCAAGTATTCCACCATCGTTTGAAGTTGGTGTAGTAGTTTCTTTTTTTTTTACAATTGGGCTTATCCCCGCACTTTTTACATATTCATCAAAGCCTAATTTATTTTCATTGGCTGCCAATAAAATATCTTCTGCTGAATAGTTTTTACCATTATACGTAAAGCTATCTGGTACAGATTTGATACCCGCTTTCTTTATATATGAATTAACATCAATGCCGTTTTCTTTAGCTGCAATATCAATATCGCTTTGTTTGTATATCTTACCGTTGTATAAATACTTTTCTGGCATTATTTATTTATTTTTAGGTACTAATGGCAACCCGTTTGATGTTGTCTTTGTATTTTGTGTTGATTGTTTTTGGCTGCTTCCCGCATTAAATGGTGATTTATTTTGCGATTGTGTAGCCTTAAACTTAGTATTTTCTTTTCTTTGTATATTGGCGTTTTTAATAGATTCCCTACTACCCCTTCTATTGCCATCCCCGTACCAATCCCCTTTATCATCTACTATAAACATTTTAACACCATCTATTTCAACGGGATTTAGTGCAGATACCCCACTAATACCCTTTCCAGTTATAACATTATAATCATTCGCATCAATATCTTTAGCTAATACATATTTCAATGGGGTAAACCCTACTACTTTTTCTACTGCTTTAGCTTCGTCATTTGTAAAATCAATACCTTTTTCTGCTACATATCTATCTGAAATATAAGGTGTATCTATTTCTTGATTATTACCCGCAGATTTATTCGCATAAATTTTCTGCATACTTCTTCCGAAATCAATACTACTCCTTCTATCCCATTCTCTATTCTTAGCCCCTTGTTGTGCTGCCCAATCGTATTTTGTTAATGTTTTAACTGGCTTTAATGCACCGTTAGCCATTTCAATAGCATGAAGTTGGGCATAGTAGTTAGCTGCTTGTTCTGCTTCATTATATGGATTAGTAACGGTAAGGTTTGGCTTTTTAAGTCCTATCCTTCCCCACACTTCATCGGGTATAGCCCTAAATGCTGCATCTGTTCTTAATAATTCATCTTCGGGTAAATTCTTTACATTATAAGTAAAAGCCTTTAATGCTTTTCTTTTACCCATTGTAGCTAATAAATTTCTTTTATATTCATCGGGGCTTGTACTATAAGTTTGATATACGGGTACTTCATATTTAACTTTATCAGCACTAATTATAGGCGTACCCTCTACTGTTTTTATACTTCCTTGAGCAGATTTTAAACTACCTTGTAAATCATAATCAGCACCATCATAAGTTGGGTTATATCCTCTATGGGCATCCGTAAATTGACTTAATGGTGTTCTCATTATTGAAAGTACTGCACTATGGGCATCATCTTTAAAGTTATCTGGCTTAGATGTAACTCCTTTGTACATTTCTGTTTCCATTGCCCGTTGTGCTTTACTTTCGTTAAGCAACTTGTATATATTAGCTTTTTTTCTTAACAGTTCAATTTGTTGTTCGGGGGTAGCCTCTTTATTTTTTAGTAATACTTGATTGGCTAATTTATAGTCCCCGTATGCTTTTGTAAAATCGGGAATATCTACATCCCTTATACCCGACATATTCCTTGCAAATTCATCATCAAGTGCTTTTTGTTCTGCTTGTTGTTGCATTTGCTTTTGTTGCTGTAATCTAAAAAGAGTACTTGCAGCATTGTCAATAGATGTAGTGGGAGGAAAATAAATATCCCCAAATGGTGCGCCTATTCTTTGATTTACATTACTCGGCATCTGTTAGTATTTTGTTGAACCCCTATTATTAAATTTTGAATTATCTGCCTATTTTACCAGCAACTAATCCACTTGCGGAACTACCCCCTTTGCCACCAAATAACCCGCTACCTAATCCGTACATTAAACCGCCACCTAATTTATCCAATCCTCCCGTTAAGTTTTGATTACCCGCACCTTTTAAACTCATTGCATATTGATAATCTCTATTGTATTTATCGGCTACATTATGTTGCCATACTTTATCTTTCCATCCCGCTACTTGATTATTTACCGACATTAAGTTTCTTTCATTGGCAATTCTTTGTTGTGCATTATTAGCATCTAATTTAAGACTTGCATCATCTGTTGCTTGTAAGATATTAGGCAATGCTACTAATCCCCCACGCCTATCATTTGCCCCACGCAATGCCGTTAGTTGTTGCCTTTGCAAATTTTTCATTGCAAGATTATATTGTTCGGAAGGCATACCCGTTGATGCCCTTGTTTGTGCAAGGTTTTGATTTTGGAAAACTTCTTGTGGTATTTCTTCTGTTGGATATTGAAGATTCTTCAACATTTTATTTGCCTTACCCTTTTGGATAAGTCCAGTAATACCAGTAAGCAACCCACCTGCTGCACCCGCAATCGCACCCCAGGGAGTAACGCCACCTACTAATGATTCTAAACCCATATTATTTAATTTTAAAAATTCCTTTGTGAAATAATATAATTTACATACGGGGCAATAAGCCAAACAAAATCACTCCCCAAATATACTAAATTTATTTCAATCCAATTACCTCCTAAAAAATCTCCATCAACTAATGCTTCCCTTGAATCCTTTAAACTGTTGGCATCCCTTAAAAAAGCCCCTACCGTTGTATTTTCTTGCAAGGTAAAATCCTTTGCTATTAATTGTGAAATCTGTGGCAATCCCGTTTGCTCATTCGTCATACTTGTATTAATATCCCCTATTGTTGGGCAAACCCATCTATTATTTGATTGGTAGCCTAATGCCATAAACTTCTTTCTTACCGCTTCTTTTTCATTAAATACAAGTTTTATACTTGGCTTGAAACTTTGCCCGTAGAATTTCCTATCAGCCCCATCGTCATTATGAATATACAAGTTACCATTTTTCCATGTAAAGATAGTATCTTCTGCACATAATCCCCATTCGGGATGATAGTCATAAAATGAAGCATACCCGTTTCTGCCTTCATTAAAGCTAAAGTTATTGCTTTCTATGGTGTACCCGTCAAGCGTACCGCCTTGAAGTAGGGCATGATATTGTTCTTCGTAAAAGTCATAAAACCCTAAAATCTTAGCCTTTTTACCGTTTGGTCTTAAATAGTTTTGATTATAAGGGACTAATAATGACCTTATAGCATATTGCCCTTTGTAAAGTTCCGAAATTGGCATAAGTCCATCCCCCGCCCTTCTTACTTGATACCCTCTTACGGGGTCGCAAAAATAATGTGCGCCTTTTGACCTTACAAGCCCCGTAGGTTGATTCCCTAAACCATATTCCCCATCAAGGTAAGATACGTTATTGCTTGTAATAATATCGTTTGTCGTTACTAATTGATTAGTGCCTTGATTATTTTGGATATACTTTGAGTAAATACCAAAACTACCTACCCCTCTTTCTTGGTAAACATATAATAATCTACCTTCAACCATTAGTCTTTTAATATCCCCTTTTGCCCTATCAATAGTATCAAAATCTGTTGGGTAGAATCTATTTAGGTTATTTACATCGGTATCTTGAAGGTATGATTGCCCCCATTGTAATTGCACTCCGTTGTAAATCTTTTTTTCATGCTCATTAATACTCCATCCCCTACCATTTGAATTTATTTTTGAAGGGGTAAAGTCGCTATAATTGGCATCCATCATAAATACCGTTACTGTGGAAGTGGCATTTACATCTTGGTATAACGCCCTATTTTTAGCATATACATCACCATCATACCATTTGAAACTTGCCCCTTGTGTTGGGGTTTGGTTATTGATTTGCCCTGCATGATAATATACCCCTGCACTATACTCATAAATATCATATTTTTCTCCCCACTCATAATATACTTGTAGGTCGCTACTTACCCTTGATTGTGGGGTATATAACTCAACATACATATAAGCACTATAAGCTGTGGAAGGTAATGTTGTTGGGTTTTTTACTTTAATAAAACGCCCAGTTGTTGCGGGTGAAGTCATTGTTCTTTCAACAACCCCCAATACTTCAAAATCTAAAAATATATTGTAAGGGGTAATAGTTCCCGCATTGTATTTTGCAAGTACCCTTATGTGGTCTCCTTGTGAAAAATCATAGGTAGGAACAAACCCGCTTATTTTACTTTGCTGATACGTTAAATTCTGAATACAGAAATAAAGATAATCGCTATCTGATTGGTAATCGTTGGTTATCCAATAAGTGAAATTGGGTGTAAGTGCTGCCCTTAACCATTGATAAGAAACTGCATTTGCGGGTGGTGTATGATTAATAATTGCATTAACAAATGGCACTTGAATAACGGAAGAACTTACTTGGAAGTCTGGTGTTGTTATTTCAAAGTTTGTTGTATCAATAGAATCAGTTAAAAACGATACGGGGCTTCCAATTGGCTTCCCTCTATCATCAAAATAAATAAGTGCAAATCTTTGTGGGCAATTCCACTTCCACGCTGCTTGTTGATTTTGAGAACCCGCAACACTTACTGTTGTAATAATTGAAGTAATACTTCCCGTACCCGTAGTTGTCCTAACCCTTAATCCTCCACCGCCTAAATCATCTACTGTAATATTATTTCCCGTAAGTAACCCATCCAATGCTATTGCTATTGATGCTTGGGTATCACCGCCTATTGTAGTATAGTTTACGCTTTTGGGTGAAGCATCCCCACCCGCACCAGACGAATAAGAAAACTCAACATGATAAACACACCCTACTGTTATTGTAGCCCCTACATACATTGTAAAATCATGACCACCAGAAGTAACATAGGACAATGAAGGTACATTTGGCGAACCGTTAGCAGTTGTAACATTTACATTAACATCACTTCTTGTAAGTGAGTTATACCCTTTTGTAGTACCCGCATAAATTATTACATTACCATTTAGTAACTCAAGTGTATTTGCTAAATCGGGTAAATCATCAAAATACAAATTGCTATAAGGTAAATCTATACTTGTATAAATTCCATCATTATAGAAATTAAAAAAGAAAGCACCATTGGCAGATATACTATATTGTGTCCTATCAAGTTTTTCAACTAAAAACCAATCACCCCAACTATCACCTATACTTTCCCTTGCTACTATAACCACATTTGTTGAATCAGTACCACCCGCAATACCCGATAATCTTATATAGGCATTTTTAGTTGGGTCATTTTGTGTATCGGGGTCATATCCTCCTACTGGCAAAGGAACTTTTGAGAATGGTGCAAGTGTTGAAGTTTCCCCATTTGCATAAGTCCAATAGTATGAAAATTGAAATAATTTTTTACGAAGGTTGTTTACTCGTACAGTTGCATCGTCAAGGTATGCCGCCCCTGGTTCTGTTAATGGTGCATTTTTAGCAGCATTAATCATATCTTCTGTGAATGGTGCAAGTGTAGATACCGTATCTAAGTTTAGGTATCTTGGTCTGTTGTTATCTGTATCGTTTCCGTCTGTCCAATAAAACAAATCACCATCTGTTGAAGGACGGTAAACTATTGCTGCACTATGTATTGGGTAGTCAAGGTTAAGCCTAAAAATATCTGTTGCACTATCTGTATTACAAAGAAATAGTTTTGTTATAGCCCCCGTAGTCATGCTATATTGATATAGCCCATGATTGGTATTGCTATTATAATTAAACCAAAGTATTCTTTTTTTAACGGGGTCATAGAAAGCCCCACAACATTCATTTGTACCTGCGGGAAGGTTTGCATTTGGGATATAGATATTACCGTCTATTCCTTCTGCTCTCATATTCCCCGCCATTCCATAAAACCGTAAGTTATTAGCGTACTTATGATGCCCCATAGGTATTACCTCATTGGAATCATCCATGTTCATTATCCCGCTAAGTTGTTTTATTTGTGTTGGCATTTATTTATTTATAGAGCAACGTAAGAAAATATTATATCCGATTCATCCACTATTGCATAGTAAGTACCATTGAATGTTATGTAGATTGCTTTTTTAAAAAGGACTACCGCACCTTCCCCAACTTGTGTAACATTTGGAGAAATACCAACTACTACACCCGAATCAGCATTACCTTCATTTACATCAATACTACCGTTTGGCGTTATTATCACCCACTTGTTATATATAGTAGTACCGCTTACCGCCATTATGACCTAAGTTTAAATCCGTTAGATTCTCTAATAACTTGTTGAAAAGATTGAAGTATAAACTTCTTCTTAGGCAACCTTCTTCTTGCATTTATTTTGTCTGACATATATTCTTCCCTTCCACCCATTTTCATTTTCCACTTAATAAAAGAAATTATTGCTTCTTGCAAACAAGTCATTACTTGATATTCACTATCTTTTTGTGGGCATGAAAGATATTCAAACATTATTGAATCATACTTAAAATCTGTATTAAGAATGATAACCCGATTTGGTTCATCTACTTTACACTCTCCATAAGTTATAACCCCATTACCTACACCAAAAAGATTATAAGAACCACCCGCATAATAGAAATTTGAATAATAAGGCACTAATGCTTGATTGCCTATGCTATTGCTTATATCTGGGGTTAAATCTCCTATTCTATTAGGATTGGTATCTCTAAAAGTAGTAAGGGCATTATTTACTTTCAATGTATTTATTTGCCCCTTATCATCAAGTATCCCTATCTTAACCCACGATAAACAATCTTCGGGTAATAATACTGTTTTATTTCCAGATACGGGAAGCCTTACTGTCTTTGTCTGACCACTAACATCAAAAGTCATATCAGCTAAAGCCCTTAACCCTAATATCCACATCTTATCAAACTCACCTATTGATAAATTTAATTCATCAATAGTATAAGATACGATTTGTTTTAAGGGGGTATATGTTCCTATATCTGTACTCATTACTTACTTTTAAGTTCGTTGATTCTATCATTGATTAACGGATGAAGGTTTCTTCCCCATCCACCTTTTTCTTGTACTTCAAGTAGCTTTTTCAAAAATAAAACTTCATCTGTATCGTGTATTTCTTTTACCTCATATACCACTTCTACATTTTCTGTAACTGATACATTTTCATTTTCTGTTGTTTCAGATATTTCCAATTTTGGAAACTCTACTTCTTCTTTTTGAAGTTCAATTTCAGCTTCTTTTTGTACTTTAGCTTTTGCCATTTTTTTTATTTTGTGTGTTAATAATTAACTGCTTTTATTCCCCGCCGCCAAATCATCTGCAATAATATCTTGTGGTATTTGCAATCTCTCTTTCATTTTAGAAACTACATTTAAAAATACTAATTCAATTGCATCATCTGGCATATTAAGTGTTTCTGTTAGGCTTTCTGTTCTTGTCTTAGCCATTTCTGCATAAATAGTATAGCCCGTCAATGGGCTACCATCGCTTGTTTCAAGTACTATTTTACTACCTATGATTTTATAATTACCCCCGCTTGGTTTTGGCATATAATTCCTATACGCTACCCTCTTTGATTTTATCGGTAAGAAATCATAACTAACCCCATTAACTGCATTGGCAGTATATACCCTTGTTATACTATAACCCAAAGGCAATGATACGGGTGGTTGTGGAAGTGTTGTGTACCATTCATTAGTAATACTATCTTGTGCTAATGTTGGCAAAGAGTATGTAGTAAGATACGCTTCTGGCATTACTAAATTACCTTCAATCTTTGCAGAAGCATATACTTGACCGACCATTGTATAAGCAATAGCTTGGTCTATATACAACATTGTTTCGTGGTCGCTTACTGCAAATTCCGCAGAAGGGAAATCGTTAGCCATGTGCCTCCGTATCCGTTCTATAAGCATTTGCTTAGTATATAGTATTAATGAAGCCATTTTTTATTTTTAGATTGAAGCTACTACAAATTCAATATCAACTGCTGCTGTATATGCTTGTGCTGAAATACTATCTGCATCTTGGAATGTAGAAAATGCAACTGCCGTAGCTGAAACACTTTCTTTTGTATTACCCATGATTAATGATTGACCTGCATCAAGCCTTGTATCAAAAGTATCTCCTCCCGATTTCTTAACCCTAATCCTTGCATAGTTTACGGTATCTTTATTGGTAACTCTAAAATACTTTAGGTCTCCCGAAATAAAAGTACCACTACCAACGACTGTACTAAAAGAAACAAGTGTTACCTCCGAAGTTGTAGGGATAGTCATTATCCGCTTATCAAATTCATTGATACTTGATAGTACAAGTTGGTTTTCACTATTGATAGCTTGCCCATTAAGCGTGATTTGCTCTGAAATAGTGCAAGTAAGTTGTGCATTAGAAAGTGTTGTAGCCATCGTATATTATGTTTTAATTTCCAGTAGCCACTACTGACTTACCGAAGTTTTCAAAATCGTTATCTTTAAATGATACACCTATTGTTGTAAGCATACGTTTAGTAATTTCTCTACAATCATTATTAAGCCATTGTGGTTGTACGCTTGTGCCTGGATTATAGACTTTTCTGCCATCGGAATCAAATGTATAACCCCAAACTATATTTGTTGGTAATGAAATATAATCAAGGTCTGCTGTTGTTATAGATGCAGTTGGTAGGGTTGAAGGTAGTAATGAATAATATCCTTCGTACTCTACAAAATAATAAGTGTTTGTTGTTGTGCTTGGGGTATCAATTACGGATGAATTTACGGATGCTATTTGATTATGGTTAATCTTGAATACATCAACACCGTTTACCCGTAACGCTAATCTATAAACGAAATCTGACGGCTTATCGCAAACACCACCAGTTGTAATTGTTAATGAAGCGGGTTTTGTAAATGGGGATAGTTTTTGTAGTATTGTTTCATCTTCAACAAGCCCCGTATTAGCACCAGTTTTACCGTTATTTCTGGCTTGCCATCTACCTAATAAATCATCTTGGTAAGCACCTTGAGCATCGTTCCAAAAGTTTTCAAACTCTTTACTGCTTAATCCACCCGCTTGATTTTTTCTTATCAAGTCAAGGGAGAAACTATATAAGTAATCAGTTGAAAGTGCCATTTATTTTTAAATTAAAAAGCGTACTGCCATACAAAGGTAAGACAGTACGCCACAAATATAATCAAATTCTTCTTAAATTTCTCCTACAACTGTCTTTAATTGTATAAGAAATTCCGAACCTTCTTCTGTTTGGGTAAACTCAAAAATACGTTGAGTTATTGCATCCCCCGATTTAAGTCCACTAATATCGCATATTTCGGAATTATTATTCCCCCATGATGCTTTATTTGGGTTTAGTTTGTTATTGATAATGCCCTTTTCCCATGCTTTATCTACATAATATTTCGCTTCTATTGATTTATTGCCATACGATTCAATAAATTTTTCTGGGTTTCTACTTGCCTCTTTACGGTAAGCAGTCCTTATTTCCTTTTCGGTAAGGTCATTACCAGAATCAAAATCAACAGTAGGTATTCCTAAATAGTTTGAATGGATAAGCATTTTTTGAGTACTTGCACCTTTCGCAAGGGCAAGTGCTTCTTCAATCGCATCAATCTTATCTGATTCCAATGTAGCTTGTTTGTCTTTATTAACCGCTAAGAATACAGTATCGGATGATTTTGTTTTGAATGGGCTTTCGGCGTTCCATGAGCAAATATTAAGATACAATAACAACTGCCTTTCATCTCCAAAACAACCAAAACTACCATCAAGGAAATTCCTTTGTTTTGATTGTCTAATTAATTGGTCAATCGTTTCTTTGTCTTTGGGTTGTTTATCTTGGAAGATACTTGTACACCCATCGTAATATCTTAACATTCTACGTTGCCCCCTCCATACTATTTGAGAAGTGAAAACTATATTTCTGAATGGCTTGTAAGGCTTTGGTTGAATGGCTCTTTTAGAAACCATATCAATTACTGGCAAATCCCTTTGTGGATTTTTATCTGCCAATTCAAACATATACTTTTTACCAATATCAAACTGTTGTGAAAGAACTAAGTGTTCCGTTGAACCCTCTAATACTAATTCCCCATCAATTTCAATTTCTTTTGCTTTTTTTGGGGTAGAATTATCTACTTGTGCCATATTATGTAAGTTTTAAAGGAAAGGGGGTATTTAGCCCCCTTCCGTAAGTTAAAAAAATAATTAAGAACTAATACCTGTAAGGGTAGCGAATTGCTCTGCGGCAATTACCCTTGAACCAACATAAGCAATTTGCTCATATTTGTTTGAGGCTTCGGTAGTCTTAGTAGGTTGAGTGTAACCCAATGACCAACTGTAAATTCTTTGTGCAGTTGGGATGTCTGGATTTTGTTGATACACCCATTGCATATAAGGTCTTGTTGCACCGTCTTTAGCATCTTGAGTAGTACCTTGAGGAACTGCCAAACCGAAGTTAGCACGATAATCTCCTTGAGTAGGCACATAACCAAATACTGATGCTGCTGTAAAACCTTTGTAACGGTGGAAATGGAAATCAAAAGTATCGGTAGAGAATCCTTTGAAGCCATAGCTTGTAGCTGCTTCTTGGCTGAAACCTACTGAACCATAAGAAATCGCACCATTCAGATATTTACCAAATAAAAGGTTGTTAATATCTTGACGTTGTTTCAAATCTTGTAAGAAATGATATTCTCTTGGTCCTCCGTTGGCATCCAATACATTTGTAAGGTTTTGGAAATCGCCGATTGCGAATTGATAAGTAACATAATCCACTTGAGAACCACGACTTGTAACATCGGGTAATACGCCGACTGTACCAGTAGTAGAACTGATGTTAGCATAAGGCACACCTTCCATTACGGCATCCTCAATGTTCATCATCATATTTTCGTTCATGGTTTTTACTGCCAATACTGGCTCATAAAATTGACCACCACCGAAATCAATTTGGGTTTTGTTCATACCCGCTAAATCACTTGCTTTAACAGAAGCACGAAGTACAGTAGCAGTATTATCGTAACGATAAAGTTTGCTTTGTTGTGTACCTTGACTATCGGATGATTCACCTGCTAACTGATTACCAAAAGTTTCCAATCCTTCCCCTGCATTAAGGGTAGTACCAGTAGAACCTGTGATAAGAGTATAGTTGCCTAAAGGAGTTGCTTCAATTACGAAAGCACCAGTAGTACGGGTGATATTTGTTACCTTAAACTTACGACCATTAGAACGGATTTTAACGGTTTGATAAAGTAAGAAAGGTGATTGAGTACCAGTAGCCCCGTTATTATAAGATTCAGTTGATTTCAATGTGATATTGATGGCTGCACCTGCAACACTTGATGTTACATTGGCGGCAACTAAACCAGAACCGAATGGTCTACCTTTTTCAAAGTGGGAGAAAGTATTAGTTGTGCTGCTAACTTGTTCAATATTGGTGTTACCCAAAATTTCCATTGCTAACATATACGAACTATTACCGTATTTAGCTACTAAACCAGGAATGTAATCTGGGATTACGAAATTGAGGTCATTGAATATACCTGTGGTTATACCCGATGCGTATGCTACTGGACCTGGCTGACCAGTTGCGCCTCTTACTATTGCTGATGGCATTGTTTAATAATTTAGAATTTAAAAATGATTGTTACCTACCTCCTTGTTGGCTGAAAGCCATTTAAGGATGCTTGCATCATCTTGTCTAATTCGCTAAGTTCTTGACCTTGTGGGAACTGCCGTTGTGCGCCACCGTTAGAATTGTCTGGGAGAAAAGATTTGATTGTTGCGTTTTTTGCCTGTTTCATGGCTTCTAATAAATAAGCATCTTTGTTTGTAGCAAAATGAATTGCTTTTAAGAATCCTTCTCTATCGGGTGTTCCGTCCGATTTTACAAAGGAATCAAAGAACTTACTAATGTCTAAAGCCATATCTACCGACTTATTAAATCCTTCGCTGTCAGGTTCAAATTGAAAATCAAAATTGATTTTATTGGCATCGTCTTTAAAATTCAACTTCGTTTCAACACTCTTAGGCGTTAAGGACTTATATACTCTTTCCCTTTCTTCGGCAAGTTTGGAATCTTCTTCCAATGTTTTCTTCCATTGGGTATAGGATTCATCTTCTTGAACTGGAAGTTCGGGAAGTTTTATTTGTGATTTAGCGGATTCAAGTTCTGGTTTAAGTAGTTTCGCATCAATGATTCTACTCATTTCAATATCCCTAACTTGTTCTTCCCAATTAGCCTTTCTTTCTAAAAATTCTTCATCTAATTCCGATGCAGATTGAACTGGCTCTTTTGGTAATCCGTATTGCTTATTAAACTTGTAGTTAATTTCATCTTGTGTTAAATCTTTATGCTTTAACTGTAACCCAAGTTTAATAATATCCCCCGCAGTAGAAGCATTTACTTCTGAACTTACAAGGGCATTTATTTTTTGTTGTTGCGCTAATACTTCATAAACTTCGCTTGTGTTACCAGTTTGCAAAAGTTTAAAAAGTTTCTCACTATCCTCGTTCTCAAATTTTATTTCTTGAACGGGAGGTTTTTCTTTCAAAGAACGAAGTTGCTCAAATTCAGCCAATGCTGCTTCTTGAGTTTCATAGCCCCATTTTTCTTTTATAGTTCCAAAGAAATCAGTAACTACTGGCTTTTCTTCTTCAACTACCACTTGGGCTTCGTTATTAACTACTTCTGGTGGCAATCCTCCATTTAAACTTATTGCCATCATATTAGCAACTTCTTGTTGCTGTTGTTGTTGCTCAACGCTTAATTCTTGCGTTTCTACAATATTGTCTGCCATAATTTGGGAATATTTGAAGTAAAATTATAAATTATAAAACCTAATTAGTTGTTTTTTGAAATAAAGGAATATCTAAAGTATATATTTATTTATTGTGCCATTTTAATTGTATATGTTGGAAGGATTTTAATCGGGGCAATATTGTCCACCTTTTTAGGCATCTGCATTTCACCGAATACCGCTACTAAAGCCATTTGTAGACTTACGAATAAATCGCTTTTAGTTCTATCTAAATGATTGTACGATAATATTTGCTTTAGCATTGGTATAGATTTTATCCTATGCACATGACCATTATATTGTTCATTAGAATCCCCATCAATATACCATTTACTTATTTGAAGCATTTGTGCAAGTTGGAATGGGTCTCCTGACCTACTTCCGTATTCTGGCTTTTTAGTTGGTTTTAATGGATTCATCAATATTTTGGGTGTCCATGTTAAAAACGCCTGGCAATTCTCTTTACAGAAATACCTATAAAAATCAGTACGCCTATCTATTTCATAATTAGCTTTACATCCATACCACATACAAGCCTTTAATACTTCTTCGTCAAAGTGAATATCTAATCTTGTTGGAGAAATCCATAACGCTACTGGATATAGCCCTGTTTCTTCTCCATCAATAATACAAGATTTTTTAAATACGGTAATAGCGGGATTAGAACCCGCAATAGCTACCCTGTCCTGTGTTGTATCTACCCCAATTTGATACATCATTTCATTTAGTGGCTCTATATAATCACCAATTACTTTGAAATGATTTTTCTTAATTGGTTCTTCTAATATAAACCAACCCCCATTTGCATCATCCATATACCCTATACTCTTTTCTTCTTTATCCTTTTTATTTGGGTATATTGATTTTTTAATTTCTTTCTTAATAACTAATCTTGACTGCCTCCAATATGAAGGATTATCTTCTTCTACTTTAATTTGATTTTGTACATTTTGAGCATTAAATTCACAATTATTCCTTCCCGCATAAAAGGCTTCTTCTATTGTCTTTGGTTCTTTCCTTACCCTTGCCGCCCACGCCCGTTGATTATGCTTAACTGTTTCCCTATCAGCATCTATTTCTTTCTCTGTTTTAGTAGTATCTGGGAATCCGTATATATCAAAATTCCTTGCTCTTACGGAAGTCATAAAGAACCTATATAATCCGCTTGGCGTTCTACCATTTTCTCCTTTATTTAATTGGTCGCTATCATTCCATAGCATTATAGCAGCATCAGAAACCCCGTCTTTTTCACTTTCTAATTGCTCTACTGTTGATGAATATAAAGCCTTCCCTATTATATTCCCTTCATCATCAAGTAAACAATACCTAACTACATCATGCCTTTCATATACATCCGTTTCTACTGTCTTAGCAAATTCGTCTCCAAAATAGCGGTGAAGTTTTTGCCCATCGTATGCAACCTTATCCGCACTTTGAAAATCAATCATTGAATTTAGTTCATCCTTTTCTAATGACTCTTCCGCTTTCTTACCCCTTACGTTTGTTTGTTGAAATCTTATTTCAGTCTTAGGTGTTATACCTAAAGACATATCATATTCTGGCTTAAAGAATTTAGGTAAAGACTTAAATACTGGGACTACCGCTTTTGCAAAAACCTTCTTCGCATCACCACCAGTTTTTGACTGAATACCACCATTTGCATTTTTGGTTCTTGTAACGTAATCTAATAAAAATACACCGCCCCTATATGTTTTACCAAATCTTCTTTTAGTTATTTCTATCATCCCCATACAGTTATTATCTTCTATGCAATACTGTTGAAAATAATAATACTCTAAATCTGGAAATCTAAATTTCGGAACACCAATATCAATTAATAACCATTGTAATAAAAGGTAATTAGCACCAGTAAGATATACAGCTTCACTTTCTTCTTTTTGGGGATTATAGTTCATAAACCAAAACCCATTAAGCCTTCTACTCCATTCTTGTTTTTTAAAGACCTCTAATTGTTCGTCATAAAATTCTTCATCTGAATCTTTCTTTGACCTATCATATTTATCCCACGCTTTCATTGTATCCTTATACCAATAAGGCAACGGTATTCTTTCCCAATATTGTTCTGTCGGTATTTCTGAACGACTATAAACGCCAATATGCTCTAATTTCTTAGTAGCTATATTATATACATACCCAACTGGCGGTATATAACAATCAAGCCCTTGTATATTAATCTTGCTTCCCTGCGGTATTTCCCAATACATCTGATATACTTTCTGGGGTTATTCGTTGTTTATTACTTTGATTCTCAAATTCTGATTTATTTATACCAAGTTCTTTTCTAAGAACATTGATATTGGAAATCATATTTGGCATTTCCTTTACAATACCCATAGTTCTGTCATAAATCTTATCTTCTTTAGAATCTTTTACAATTTCAGTATCAAGATTAAATTTATTTAGCCTATCCGTTTGTAAACTAACTATTCTGCATAAAGCAAAAAATGCTCTTTTTTCAATAGAATATTCGCCAATACCTAATATTTTCTCATATTCTAATATTTTCAAGTCTTTTAAATCAGCCATAATTATACTATTAAATATTTGCTTATTGATGCCATATTTGATGTAATTGATTTTTTATAAATAGCGTCATAGGCATCCCATCCATTTTTTACCCTATGGCTAATTCTTTTGCTGCTTACCCCAGATAAGTCAGCCCATTCTGAAACGGTTTTAACAACTCCATTTAGATTTATAAATACATTATTTCTTCTGTTATTTGATTGCATTTTATTAGTAGCCCATCTGCAATTTGATGGCTCGTAATCTCCATTTGTATCAATTCTATCTAATGTTAATTTATCTGAATAAGAATTTTTCATATCTAAATAAAAATTATTAAAATCTTGCCACCTTTCGCATACCTTTATCCCTCTGCCACCATAATCCTTAAATGCTATACACTTTTTATTAGTACATCTTTTACGGATTCCTACCCATATTTTAAACATTCTTGTAGATGACATACCATGTGTCCTTGTTTTATTTGCTAAATAAGAATCACCAAAACATCCACAAGACTTAGTATTGTTTCTAACAAGATTACTGGAAGATACTATACTTTTTTTACCACAATCACAAAGGCACTCCCACATATATTGATTGGACTTATTTTTTCCGACTTCCTTTATAGCAATAAGTTTCCCAAACCTTATGTTTGTAATATCTAAAAATCTATTTCCCCTTACTGATTCCATACATTATTTATTTTTAGCTACTGCGAATCCTTTATTTTCGGTATTTATTAATTTTCCGTTTTCAAAAGTATCAAGATATTGTGATGGGAATTTGAATGATGTAGTTCTTTGCCCAGCAATACCGTCTACTATTGATAGGGCTTTCATGAAGTTATTTTCATTAGTACCGTCTGCAAATTTTCCTCTACCCGCTTTTATTTCATCTAAAGCGTATTGTCTATATTTTTGAAATTCATTTTGTATAGGGGTAATTGTTTCATGTGAAACAAGTGTATTGGGGTTTTCTTGCTTGTATTTATCTATCCATTTAGCCCATTCTCCACCTTTGTCAAGTTTGGGATTGCCCTTCATGCCTCTTAATGCTAACCAATCGGTATAGTCATTCCAATCTTTTCTTAGTTTGTTTGTTATTTGTGGGTTTTCTTTTTCTGGCATTTTTATATCTTTTTTATTGTTCCATTAATTCTTGTTGCATTGGTTCTTGTACTTGTTCTTGTTGTTCTTCTGCTGCCCCTTGTGGCATGGCTTGTTGCTGTTGTGCTGCCATTTGTTCTTGCATTGCTTGTTGTTGTTGGGCTGCTTGCATATTTTGGTTTTCGGTAGAAAGATTCATAGTGATATTAGGTATCAACTGTTGAATAATAGGCATTGCTATATCTGCGGAAATAACGCCTTTTGATATTGCAGCCCATAACCCATTTACTGTTGCAAGTTCTTTTGCTTGAGTACCTTTAAATTCTTCAATTTGCTTTTCAGCTTCCAACTTTCTTTCTTGTAATTGCCCTTCCATTTCGGCGGCTTGTTTTGCGGATGCTTGTTGAACTTCTGCGTTCTGCTTTTGTAGTCTTTCGCTTTCTTCTATTGACTTCCTACGATTGCTTTCTACTGTTGTAGCAAGATACCAACAAGCTAATTTATAATCATCAATTTCACGAAGCATCATGGCATCTTTGGGTGATATAGCAGGGTTGCCCGTTGCATCAATAACTTGGCTATATCTTTGAATATCTTGTTCAAGTAATTGTTTTTGATATTCGGTAGCCTTCATTTTTACTGATACTTGGAATCTTGTGTTAATCATATCGTCCTTAGATTCTGGCTCTGATTTGACTATATCGTTCCAATGAAGCAAGCAAACTTTATGGAAGGTATCTTCCCATAGTTTATTGTTAGCGTTTAATACGAAATCAGTAACATTATAAGATGCTTGGTTTTGTCCTTCTGCTAATCTTGCAGCCGTCCTATCCCCTACATCACTACCGTCCCTATACATTGGTACACCTATTAATTGGCGTATTTCATTAACGATACTTGCTAATATATTTGTAAGCCCAATAATATCCCCTATTGATTTATCTACTACTGTATTGCCTAATGGGGGGGCTTGTGGTTGCAATGGGTCTATACCTTTTGAACTCCAAATTTCATTACCCGTTTGTTCGTATATCTTTACTACTTCTTCCCATTGAATAGAATCTCCGTTGCCTAAATCTAAGTTCCTGGCACTTTCTACATCAATCCTTATACCACTTGGTTTTATTTTGGCAATTAATTGTTTCCTTTTAAGTTTAGTTAATTGATATTCCCTTAATGGCTCAAGTATTCTTTCAAATAATGAAGGCACATATTCTCCATCATTGTTAGGAATATTAACTGTAAAAGATGATAATGGTTTTGTAATATCGGTGAACGGAGAAATAATAATATCGGGTGTCCCCCAATAAAGTAATTTATCTCCATACGGGGCAAATACCCCACGCATCCATGTATTCTTTTTGCTTTTAATTACAGATACATCATCGGGTTTTTTCTGCTCAATAATAGCCCCGTCTTTTGTTATTTGCTGATATGGTATTGTCTTTTTTGATTGTAAGTTTTCCCTACCAAAAGCATCTTTCTTTGATACATAGTAATTATCTTCTGAAAAATTAATTTCACAATCCATTACTAATATTGAGCAATCGTCATAGGGTCTATTCTGATTGTATGTTGTTAATGCCCAATTCTGATTCCATACATAGTTAAACATTCCAACCCCGTTGTAAACACCTATATTTTTGTTGCTTGAAAGTTTAGCTAATTCAAATATTTCTTTTTCGGTAAGACCATCTGGTCTATCGGGGCTTTGTCCAAACTTAGCCCTAAAGTCTTTTACTTTTAAATTATAAAATTCCCCAATGGTAGTAAGTTCAATATCCCCACTATCATTCATGAAGAAATTATAAATCATATTAGTACCAACACATTTTCTTACTGTATATCCACCCGTAGGTACTTTCTCTATCTTTGTTGCACCAAAATTAAGTACAGATAAATCGTATAATGTTTTTCTATTTAGTATGCTTTCGTAGTTAATTTCATTTTGAAGGGCAGTAAGCATTTGCTCAAAGCGTATTTCCTTTGGCAATTTATCTTCTAATTCAAAGTGTACTTTTGCGGCAAGTTCATCATCTGGTACATAAGCGTTAGTTGGCTCAAGTTGTATTCCAGATTGTTGTTGAAGGTCGTTGATTGTTTCAACTTCTTTCATTCTAAATAAGGCATCATAAAATCTCTTTTCTTTTTCAGAAATACTCCCATCGTCTATTGCGTTTACACATGGATAGATTTTATTCTTAGCCATACTTTCAACCAATGTGCCAACGAATTGTGCTGCTATCCTTGATTGGGTTGTATCAATATTTACCCATGCTTTATTCCCTTCCGATGTGGAAATATTCATGTAGTCAAGAAATTCTTGCATATTCTGACTACCCTTCGCCCATAACATAAGCATAGACCACCTTGCCGCCCTTGCTTTAAAAAAGTTTAGGTTGGTGTCATTACTTGTTTGTTGGGCATATAAAGCCTTTAAAATAGTCTTACCTTTTTCTTTATCTTGCTTTTCTTGTGGGGATAGAAAAAACCTTTGTAGTAGCGGATTATAGCCCAATTCATCTGACTGATTTGCCATATTATAGATTATTTGGAAATAAAATTACACCTTTTTATAGCAAAACTTAAAAAAGTATATACGTTATATATGTTTTAAAACACCGCATATTTGGTCTGAATCAACCTTGCATATTCTATGCTCTATTCCTTCTATGTTATATACTATTACATACCCTGCATTTGGACGGGTAAAAACTAAATCATCTTTTTTATACATAGTCCAACCTCCATCAATAACCTTGTATCTGTTAATATGTGGCTTCTTTTTTACTTCCGATATTGAAAACTGCGACTTTACTTCTAATTGCTCACAAATCATATTCCCGCATATTGGCATTAAACTACCGTCTGAATTAATTTTAATAAAGATAGTTTTGCCAAAAGGGATAGAATAAAGGTTATCGTATAGGTAGTATGGGGAGGGCTGATAGAATAGGTTATGGTGGCAAATGATACTATCACCGCTTTTAACATATTCGTTTCCTTCCACAACAGTAGCTATAACGGGGCTTTTTTCCCTATAATTAGTTTCAAAGTTATTAGCAGTAGCAAATTGGACACCGCCTATTACAACGATGTCCTTTTGTGCTAAATTAACCGAGACTATAATTTTGTTGTTTGTTGCTATCATAATACTGCAATTACTTCTTCCCCTGCCAATACAAGGTATTCAGTTTGTTCGTATTCAATGGAGAACCCAATCCCTTTGTGAAACATACACTTTTTACCCTTCCCGTTTTTGATTTTTTTATCTTGGACTAAATCACCTACCGAAAAGATAGTTCCAGTATTTGTTTTTTCCCTACTACTTCCTGGAATTATAAGACCATTGCTCTCCGATTGTTCTTCGTCCTTAACGATAAAAACGAAATTGTTTGTTGCTTGAATATTTGCCATGTTTTAATGAATTGTTATGATTGCACATTCGCTTGTTAAAAACATACCCGCTACTGATACGGCATTGGTTAAAGCACATCTTAGGGCTTTAGTTGAATCAATGATACCTTCTTCTACCATATCTACTATTTCATTTGTTAATACATTGTAACCGTAATTGATGCCACCCCAAGTCTGTGCTACACTACTTATTGTACCATCCATTCTTCCAACAGTCTTACCTGCATTTTTTACATCAACTAAAATTTTACTTGAATCAAGCCCCGCATTTGCACAAATTTGTTTTAGTGGGGATGAAAGGGATTCATATACAAGTTCACGCCCTTTATTAAAGTCAGTAGTATCACCTACGCCTTTGTTTAATATTCTCAAAAACGCAGTACCACCACCCGCTACATATCCCTCTGTAATGGCTGCTTTAGTTGCCCTTACTGCATCATCAACCCTATCAATTTTCTCTCTTAATTCTGTTTCTGTGGCAGCACCAACATATATTACTGCAACACCACCAGTAAGCCTTGCTATTCGCTTTTCTATTGGGTATTTTTCTTCTTCCGTTTTAGCTTGGGCTAAATTCATTTTCAAATCATTCACAAAATCTTCCAACACATCCTTATCTGAATTACCTCCAATTACTACTGTCTCTGTTTTAGAAACAATTACTTTTTTAGCACTACCAAAGTGGCTTTCTTTTACTTCTTTGATATTCAACCCACGAAGGTCGCTGATATATGTAGCACCCGTACTAATGGCAATATCTTCCATCCAATCCCTACGGGCATCCCCAAATTCGGGTGATTTAACGGCACAAACCTTAATTCTTCCTTGAATATTATTCATACCTAAAAAACCTAATCCTGCTTCATCTACATCTTCACAAATAATAAGCAATGGTCTATTATTACTCATTGCAAATGATAAAGCCTTTTCAATTTGTGTATGGTGGGTAATCCTATGTTGATATAATAGGATAAGTGGGTTTTCAAATTCACAAGTTTCCTTTGCCCTTTCATTTACAAATAATGGTGATAGCCAACCCCTCTCAAATCTATACCCATCAGATACTTTAATTTCAGTTTCTACACCCTTGCTTTCTTCAATGTCAATAATACCATCATCCCCTATTTTTGAATAGGCTTCTGCAATCAAGTTGCCAATATATGAATCATTATTTGCTGAAACGGTTGCTACTTGCCTAATCCTATCAATATCCCCCTTTAGTGGTACTGATATTTCTTTTAGGGCTTTTAATACATCTTCAAGGGCATTATCCATCCCCTTTTTTATTTCTTGGGAATTAGCCCCTTCGTTAATCAAATCTACACCATTGCTAATAAGGTTTTCTGAAAGGATACAAGTACAAGTTGTTGCATCCCCCGCTTGTTCAACGGTTTTTAATGCAGCTTCTTTAATAAGCAAAGCCCCACGATTTTCAACCAAATCCTCTAATTGGAAATGCTTTGTTACATTGTACCCATCCTTTGTTACTAATGTGGGTAGTTGGACTAACCCATCATTACCATAAACCCCGTTGCCGATTAATACACACTTACCAGAACCGCCCATAGTAACCCTTACGGCGTTTGTTATTTTCTTAATGCCCTCAAGCATTTTATCCCTTGCATCTCTGCCAAATAAAACTTGTTTTGTCATTTGTTTATGTTTTTAAAGAATTGATTAATTATGTACCTAATTGTATAAAGTAAGGACGGAAATTCATTGGCTTTTTTATAATCCAATAATTTATGATACATCCCGTCTGTAATTTTTAAAAGTATATTCTTCATAAAAAGTATATTGCAAATATATGTTTAAATTGATAATTCGCCAAATAATCCAAACCTTTACACCTCATACATTCATTCATAATTAAATTTTAATTTTATGGCAAATGTTTTTTCAGTAAATGTTTATCAAATTAATCAAAGAGACCCTATTCCTTTGGCTTCCGTTCAAACCATTGCTTTGCCAACTACTGGCGTTATTGCAAGGGATGTTTCTGGTTCTGCTACAAGGAGTTTGTCTACTGGTGTAAACGTATATTCCGTTGCACAAGTTGTAGCCACAGGAGACCAGTACTTCTGTCGTGAGACTTTTAGCCAGTTGGTTACTTTGATTGGATAACATTTAAAAAGATTTTCTTTTAGCCCTGCTTATGCGGGGTTTTTTAGTTTGTTAATGTAGCTTTCAAGGCTTCCGTTCAATACATGGAAATAATATTCAGCCGCTTGTGGTGCATAGAAATCAAAAGCATTTTCCCCTACGGGTATCACATTGGCTGCAAAGTTGCATAACTCAACTACTCTCGGAATCTTTAACCCTTCCGCTATTTGGAATATCATTGTTTGGTTGCTCATTAACCCCTTTGATTGTTTAAGGCATTGTGCAAGATGCTTAAAGTCCTTTACAATTAGTTTCTTAATGTTTAAATCAAAGGTCATGCAGAAATTATTATACTCCCTCATTGTACCCGAAAACAACAAATCATCTTCGTATGGCTTTAAAAAAGAGTAGTCTATATTTTCGTTTCTATACCTTTCAGACCTTGCTATAATAAGTTTCCCTTTGGCATAATCTTCTTCTGCATCTGGTACTGTTATATATTTAGGGGAAAGGTCGCATGATAAATCGGGGAATGGATAAAAATACCACCTACGCAAATCTCCATTAGGCATATTTACAAAAGTGTCCCTAATCATATTTAAGTCCACTTGCACCTTCTCTCCGTTCCATACTAAACAATCAGCAATACATTCTTGCTCTTTAAATAAGGGTATCATTAAACTAATCATTGCTTCATTAAGCATTACTTGTTCCCCATCAGCACTTTTTGTTGGGTGTACCGCCCCTTCATAATAAAACGCTTTTCTATCTTTTTCAAGATACAATACTACTTTTTTGCCTGTCTTTTTATAATGCTCATTTATTGCAGGGATAGCTGCCCAACAGTCCCCTATTGAACCAGAATGTAGAAATGAAGTTGTTTCCATGTTTATTTATTTAAAAGTTGATTATATAATTCTTCAATTTGATTTTTCTTGAACTCATATACATCATTCATATCGGTATCTTTCATATCTAAGTAACTACTCCCTGCCCAAATATGCTTAAACCCATTTTCAGTTAATGTATATTCTTGTTGTTGATTTTCTCTATTTGGCAGCCATTTAACTTGAGTTTCAATGTGCTTTATTTTCTTCCCCATAGCAAGTTGCCAATAATAAAACCATTGCCCAGGCTCATATCCTATCCTATTCACAATTTTAGGCTTATCCCTTAATAGGATATTTGGAACTTCTGTTTCGGGGCATCTTTGACCGTATGTATTTACTGATTCATGTAACATCCCCATCCCGTTATGAAATGGTGCAACTACTGGCGAATAATACATAAGCCTTGCAACCATTTGTTGCCTATTTAATCCTTTATAACCATTGGCTAATTCTATGTAATCGCTTGGGATGGCTAATACATCTTCCACTATTGACTTATGAATCATGGCGTGGCAGTCAAACGTATTGAAGTGGCTCATATTTGGGAAATAGGCATATTGAATATCATTACAATACCTTTTAGCTTCTTGCCAAATCTTTTTATTATAAAGTCCTCCGCATGGATGTCCATACTTCCCTCCCGATAATTGCATTAACGATACAGCCCCATCATATCCTTCATTAATTAAATCTTCGTAATAGTCAAGCCATTTGTCATTAGTGGGAAAGCTATCCGATTCTACTGTTATAAACCATTCGGTATTTACTTTTGGCAATACCCAATCAAAACTTATTCCATGTGATTGTATTAAATCTTTCGGGTACTCTAAATAATTAAACCCCTTATGTTGCTTATTAATAAACCCCAATTCGCTTCCATCCCCCGAATTATTATTTATAACAAATAGTTCTATTTCATGCCTACCTACATTTTTATAAAGTTGTTCTATTGCGTATGTTGTTATAAGCCCACTTTTCCAATGTGGCAACAATATTGAAAATTTCATACTGAATATTTTAGGTATTTTCTTAAAATTTTAAAATCGTATTCTTGGCAATAGTGAAACGAAATACACGCTTCAATATCAACTAATCCGTTATCGTCATGGCGTAGGTGTTGCGTTTGGAATTGGTCAGCCCTATCAACAAATACTACCTCATTTACTGCTTCTTTTGCCCACATACCAAATGATGTATCACTATTAGGCAAGTGTTTGAACGATTGGTTGTGCATATAGGATTTAACCCTAAGTATTAAGTTTCTGCTAACGGCAAATCCCGCACCACCAGAACAATATAAGTACCCTTCATAAACACCCGTCCTTCCAATTACTAATGGCTTACTTGCATCAAAATATCTTAATAGGTGGCTTAATTTTTTAGGAAAGGCAAACGTATCGTCATCACAAAAAAACACCCAATCGTATTCGTTAAAGTGGCTAAACTCCCTTATAAAATCACTATACTTTCTTGGTACGTTTTCATAGGTATCTTCAATGAATGATTTAGTAAGGTATATGTAATTATCTTCTACCCCTTTAAAGGATAGCCATGTGGACTTTTGAAGATTTATTTTATCCTCATTATCCTTGTGGCTTAATATGACATATAGTATTTTCATTTACCTAAATACTTTGGGTCTCCTTGAAACTCTATCATGTGATTACTTTCGTATCTTTCTTTTTCAAATTCTTTATTCCCATAAGCATCTTCAAGGTACTTGTATAAGTCTCCTTCAATAAATGCTTCATATCGTTTACCTTTTAATTTAAGCCTATCATCCATGCTTTGATAATTGCTTTTTGAGAAGTTAAGCCAACCATCATTTGTTGCCCCTTGTTTTTCGGGGAAGTCAATTAGGTTTTTATATTGTTGGAAGTAAACAATTTCTTTTATATCGTTCAATACTTTTGCCTTAAACGAACTATGTAAGTCTTTTTCTAAGTCAGCCATTGTAAATATTGGCTTATGGTATGGTCTAAATTCGCCCGTAATTTCTTCGTGTATCATTCCACTCCATTTTAATTCATGCCTATTGTAGCATCTATACCATCTATGGGGGTCTGTTGCGTGGTCAAAATAGAAAGTATTACATTCGGGGTTGTTATCTATTATTTCGTTTATTCCATGATTTATTGAGCATATTTCGGAAGTATTCATATAGATAACAAGGTCATTGGAAGCCTTATCTGCAAGGGCATTTAGTACTGAATAAAACCCGTTTTTAAAAATGTAGTTAAATGGAAATTCAACCACCTTCATATTGTACGGCTCAATGTATGTATTTAGTATTTCTCTATCCTCTGGGAATATTAAAAGGTCTCCGTAAATAACCTCATTACATATCCCGCTTTGCACAAAACTTTTTAATGTTTCTTCAAGGACTATAACATTCCCCGCACCCATAGTTAATAGGCTAATATTCCTTTTGTGGCTCATTTAATAAATTTTTGGTATAACCTTACATGACGGTCAAAATGTGGCTTAACAATAAACCCCTTCAATGACATTAATAAATCAAGCCCATGATGTGAAAATATTGTGCTATGCCCCGCTTGTGGTGAAATGTAAAAAAAATCTTCAAGTGGGATATTATCTTCAAAAGCTACATCAGTAAATGAAGTTTCAATCATAAGGCAACCACCATTAACCAACGACCTAAAAATAACATCTAATTCAACAAACGGAGGGGATGTATGCTCTATACATTCAACCATTGATACTACATGATAAAAATTAGTTTTTGGTAACTTTGAATATGGCTCATAGAAAGCATCATACCCATCTACATTTGTGTACCCCGATTTTTTTAAATCATCAATAAACATCCCATGACCACAACCAAAATCAAGTATATTAACCAAGTCTTTACTTGGAATAATATTTACAATCTTGTCTATTCTTTCAATCCTTAAATGATTTTGTTTTTCGTTTCTATCAACTTCAAAAGCCCCTCCTACTAAATTTTCATTATTAAGTGGGGCTGAATATATTGTTTGGCAGTTATTACACTTGTAGTAATCAACATTTAATTTTGTAAATAACTTGGGTGATTCGTTATTGCAAATCGGGCAATACTTCATTAATTATTTTTTAGTATATAGCAAAGATATGTTTCGTTTATTAATATTCCAAATTTTAAAAATGCGGGGATAGAAATTGTATCTACCCCCGATTAAAGGGTTTTTTTTATTTCAGATACACCGATTCAAAGTGTTTGTGATTGCCCCTTTAATTTTTTTATTGGCTTTGTTGGGAACTCATTATACATGGATAATTTAATTCTATTCATTTTGGGAATTTCGCAAGGGAACTTCATTGACACTAATTGGGCTTCCATATATAAATCAGTACCCGATACACCAGTAATCATGTATTTTATTTCCCTTGTTTTCACCCTATATGGAATATGTAATACAACTTTTTTGCTTACATATAATTCGTGCATTTTTGGCATTTTTTTATTCATCGGGAATATGTTGTTTGTTTGAGTAAACCCCTTTTACCCTTATAAATTTTTCGGGGGGATTGGGGCTTAATAGTTTTTTAATTACTTTTTCTTTTGGCTCATAAATAGGCATTGGTACATATTTTATTCCCCCTTTTTTAATATTTGATTTTTGGGAATCATTAAACCTTTTGTTATATAGTCTGTCTATGATTAAGTCAAGATGTGTTTTTTTCTTGTTGGTCATAAACATTACCGAAATATCATATTTAGCAATTACCCCATAAATTTCTTGGCATTTTTCTATTTCTGTTTTCATTTCCTCCTTATTTCTAAAAAAGTACTTTCTTACATTCTTCCCTTCCTTCCATCTCACAACAACCCATCCTACAAGGGGTATTTGTTCTTTAGCGTAATCAATCTGTTTCAATTAGTTTATCCTTTAATAGTTTATTTACTTGTTCAATAGTGGCTACCAACTGCATACCGTTTTTAGTTTGTGATTTAGTATATTGGTATGTGGCTATTCCGTTTTTAGTTTCGCTGATATACTTTAATTCTGTATCATCACTTTTGAACTTTATTTTTGGGGGGAATGTTATCATACATCAATGTTATCATAGATTTCGCTAAACAACATAGCCAATAACACCGATACTAAACAAGCCATAAACCCAATAGCCCAGACAAATAAATAATTATTTTCTATATTTATTTTAAACGCCCACACTTCCATAACCCCCAATATAAAAGGTACTGCCACAATAACAAACAAAATACCAAGTACGCATAGCGTAGTGATTAATACTTTTAATAGTTTACTTTTCATTTTTAAAAAATTGTTGTATGTTTTATTTAATTGATTTTTATATATTTAAATGCCAAACTTGCGACAATACACTTGTTGTACGAAAGGCTATTGACATCTATCGTTCATCCAGCGTTTCCATTTTTCATAAGCTGTACTTCTTTTCATAGCGTCAAAATAAACCTTATGCCTCGCTTGTTCACATTCGCCAAATTCATTAAAATAATGACGCTTACAGCCTTTAGGTATAGGTGGTATTTTTGGTGTAAAGTCAATATCATCAATAGAAGTTTTACTATTGTTATCTAAAGAACTGTTTAAATCTGCCATCAAAGCAGCAGCCATTGCAATTGGAAAAATTTTATTTTTCATATATTTTATTTTTTATTAGCCCATCGTACAACAAAAAGTTTGCAGTAATTTAGGGCAGATGAATAAATATTTGGCTGACTGAATAGCACGTAATCAGTAGTGCTAACCTCAACAGTAGTAGTGCCAATTCCCTAACTACTGCAAGCTCTTACGTTATGTGCAATAACACGCAAGTGCATCTATTAATTCTTTTTCCATCTGCCTAAAATCTAACCCTTCGTCTTTATGTTTCCACCAAGTATTATAAGCAATACACCACCCCTTTCTAATCATAATTATTTCTTGCTCTGAACAAGTAGTTGGTAACACAGTATTAACCTCATTATGTATTGACGATATTTCTTGAACTTTTTGTTTCATTTTTTTAATTTTTGGTTAATTACCTGTTTCCAATTAGTTTTAAATACTCCCTCGTATCATCAACAGTTAATACCCTTTTACTTGTAATTGTGGGTAATTCAAAAACAAATTTTCCCATTTCTAATGCCTTATCTATTTCTTTTTTTACGCCAGCACTAATTTTGCCATCTTGAAATGACCTAAAGACTAACCCATCACAATCTTTCATTGCTTCAAAAAAAACATCCATCCCCTCTGTTTTATACCTTTCTTGCAATTCTTCTTTATTTGGATTAACTAATTGCCACCAAACATTACCATCTCTAATTGAATTAATTAATTTAATATCTCTTTCTTCTTGCTTAGTGCCGTAAAGAGAAATCGGTCTTGCATAATAAACTTTCATTGTTATTTGGTTTTAATTGTTTTAAATTACCATCAATTAATTCATGAGTTCCATATACCTCATTGCCGTACAATTCGCCAACTTCTTTATTACATTTTTTACAATAAATAATTAATTCTGCCACATAGCCAGTAACAAAATAATGTAAACATTCTTTATTAGATTCCATGATTATAATTTATCTATGACAAAACGCACCACAACTTTGTGTTTGAACTATATCTTTATACATATCCTTAACCGCATCTACTCCCCAATTCTTAATTTCTCTTTCACACTCATCTTCTATGCTTTGTAAACTTCTGCCAGTCATTGATATTGCAAAAAACTTTTTTCTTCTATCTTGTACCCTGTTTTCTAAGTACTTACATTCGTAAAAGGTATCTCTATCAAAAATATACATAGCTTTCCACTCTGATATAGACTTGAATATGCAATATTTACACCCCCCTCGCTGCATATACATTGGGAAGTTTGGCAACATACCGTGTTCAAGCAAAATTAATTTACAATCATCCCTATCTAATCCATCATTTTGTAGTGGACACAAATAAGACACATTTGCTTGTAACCCATAGTTACCCTCCCTTGATTCCTCATCTGCATTTAATCCTATAAGTAATTCACACTCTCCTTGTGATTTTAAAAAATCATCAATAGGTATTATCTTAAACTTACCCGTACACCAACGCATCATTTTTGTTGGCATAAAGTTCCACCCAATTATAGCATCATCTAAATTATCAACATATACGCCTTTTACTTTTACGTTTGGCTTTAATCTTAGTAATGTAAAATCCCCATTATGTATTTCTTTCAGTTTTTGTTCGCAAAAATTAACCCTATCATACATTTCTTTGTGTTCTGCACCAGTATCACACCAAATAGCGGTAGCCCCTTTGCCGTATAAAATACACATAGTTGTACTTTCTATACCCCCACTAAAACTTATAAACCGCTTCATTTATTTAATTTTTGTTCAATAATTTTAAGTTTCGCCCTATACCCTAATAGTATTTGTTTTAGTTCATGACGGTAGTATTTTACGGGTTGCCTTGATTGTTCTTTTAACCATTCGCTTGTTCCTGGATTTTCTTTGTCAAGTTTTTCTGCGAATACTTTTAGGTTACCGTTCTTATGCTCATTACAAGATACACATTGGGTTCTTAGGTTTGTTAGTTCCCATCTTAAAGCCTTGTTTGCTCTTGGGATAAAATGACCGCATTGCATTTTAGTAAAGTGATTAGTTGCCCCACAAGTAAAACAAGAAACATTCCCGTTACTATCAGCTTCCCCTATTCTTACTATTCGGCTTACTACCCTATCCAAATCATCTTCTAAGCCCGATAAATCATCTACCCGTCCCCCTTCATATTCTTTTTTAATTGCCATTGCTTGCCTTTCAGATTGCCTATCTATTTTATCTTTTACCAAATCTAACCTACATCCTGAATTATATCCAGCATACCCAATAGAAGGCATTTTACCGCATCCGCATTTACAAGTTTTTTTTATTATTGATGAATAACTCATTTGTTTTTTCCAAATACAGACTCAAAATCAGACCAGCCTCTTTTAAGTCTTACATAAATACATTTTTTTGATACATTATAAATTTCGCACCATTCCACCACGGTCTTTTTATCACCATTTATAGTTAAAAATCGGTTTGACCTCATATTTCTTGCCTGTTGGCTTCTGTTTGCCCACCTGAAATTGTTTGGCTCGTAATCCCCATTGTTATCAGGAAATCTATCTAAAGACAAATCAGGTTTATAAGAGGGGCTTACGTCTTTATAAAACAACTCAAAATTTAACCACCTATCACAAACTTTTATTCCTCTGCCGCCATATCTATAATAGGATTCGTTATTAGGATTAAAACAACGCGCCCTTATCCCTATCCATATTCTGTATATCCTTGAATGTGAATGACCGTGTTTTGTTATTCTTTCAGTATTAATACACCCACAAGACTTTGTTTTACCAGTAATCAAATTGGTATGAATAACAAGACAGACCGTACCGCAGTCACATAAACATTCCCACTGTTTTCTCCCTCTCCTGTCTATTTCAGTTGCCCCAGTAACCAGTAGTCTTCCAAATCTTAAACCTATTATATTGGGTATTCTTAATGGCATAAAAATAAAAAAGGCTAACAGGTCGTATCTGAAAGCCCTTTTTTTATAATGAAAAGCTAATCACGTTGCGGATACGACCTCGTAACGTAATTGAAAGGCAAAGATACTAAATAATTCAATTAATTCAAAAAACTTTTAACTTTATCCCTATTGTGCTATTGTATCTTTGAATCATTAGGTTTTAATTTAAGCCAATGACACTTTAATCTCGTTTTGTTTTAATGGGCATTTTTCATGTATATTAAATTCGGGCAGCATTTCATTTTCTTTCAAACTATTTGTTACTTCTTCCGATGCGTGGCAAATGTAGTACCCATAATCATTATCATTTACAGCAAATGGACACCCCCAACAATTACTAACTTTTATTTCTTGAATCATCTTTTACCCATAAGTTAATTGGTCAATAATATGGTCTTGCTGCCACTTGTCAAAAAAATCAAGCGGGATATTGATACACTTACCGTTTATACAAAGGGAGAAATATAATAGTTCTGTTTCTCTTAATCCTACCTTTGCCCCTTCTTGTATTGTTTCGTACTGATAACCTACCCATATTTCAAACCCATCTTGTTGTAGTATTACTTCTGTATTCTTTTTCATGAAAACAAAGTTGGTTGGGTACATGAATTTATAATCCTTAGTGCATAGTCAGATGCGGATTTAACCTTTCTTTCAACCTTTTCTTTTCTTTCGGAAATTTCTCCGTTACTAACTACTCTGTAAATGTACGCATTTCTTTTTGAACTTGTCAAACTTTTATCCCCTTTTTTATAAATCTTTTTTCCTAACTCTAATTCCTTTAATCTTCTACTTACTTTATTCCTATCTCCCCATCCTAAGTATTGGGCTATTTGCTCATAATTAGCTTGTTTTAATACCGATAACGCCCCCATTATTAAATCATGGTCTTTCTCCCTCATTAATTCTGTAAACTCATTAAAGGCTTCCATACTTGTTTCTGGCTGTTTCATGTTTAGTATAATTTAGTGGTTAAAAATTCTTTTAAATCAACATCAAAGTAATCTGAAAGTATTATAGCATGAGATACTTTAGGCTCAATATTCCCGCAAACAATGTTTCTTATGGTGTTCCAATGTAGCCCCGTATCAATCATAATTCTATGTATTGATAATCCATTTTTTTCTTTTAATAACCTTGTATTATGTGATGTAATTTCTTTTACTTTCATTTTTAGTGTATTTATTTCCGTTAGTAATTAATTTCTACTCCGTCTTTTAAAACAATCCCCCTATTAGGGCAAAACATTAACTTATCCATTATCTGCTTATGTAGTTTTTCCCCATAATCTTTTACCATTAACTCTACTTGTTTTTCTAATTCCCATACTACTTCTGGATGATGGTCTCTCATAAACCCTACTAACTTACCTTGTACTATTAATTCAGATACTTTTTTTGAAGTCATAGATTTTTAATTTAAAGATTATCAAAATGGCAAATCATCGTCTTTGTATTGCTGTTGTAATACAGGAGTGAATGTAGTAAATCTTTGTTCCTCAATATCTGTAAAGTGCATACATACTCCCTTAAAGTTTAATGCAATGTTTTTTGTTCCCCCATGCCTATTCTTTGCAATACTTACAATGGTTAATCCATTAACATCATATTCTTTACCTTCTATATTTACGGGTTCTGTCATTTTGTAATATTCTGGTCTCATTAAAAATATTACTTCATCTGCATCCTGTTCAATAGCCCCACTCTCTCTAAGGTCTGATAATTGGGGCAGTTTGTCGGGTCTTTTCTCTACCTCCCTTGATAATTGGCAAAGGGCAATAACGGGCATTTCTAATTCCTTTGCAACTTCTTTTAATGACCTACTAATTTCAGAAACTATATTTTCCCTACTTTTATTTTTTGCATCAAGCCCCTTCATTAACTGCAAATAATCAACAATAATAAATTTTATTTTATGCCGCTTTTTCAATAAACTTGCCCTTGTCCTAATATCCCTTACGTTAATTGCAGCCTTGTCCTCAATAAATATTTTTGAATTAGAAATCTTTTCAATGGATTGCCCAATCATCATATCTTCTTCCTTCGTTGTTTCCCCTTTTCTTATTTTTTCATGATTAAGCCCAGAATCTATTGAAGCCAACCTTCTTACCAACTGCGTACCATCCATTTCTAAACTAAACCAAGCACAAGGAACATCCCCTTTAACCGATGTATTATAGGTTATTGATAAGGCTAACGCAGTTTTCCCTTGCCCTGGTCTTGCTGCTACAATAACTAAATCGGGGGCAACTAACCCGCACATAACCGCATCTAAAGCCTTAATACCCGTTGAAGTTCCAAGTACCCCCGTAGCCTTAACTTGTGCGTGTTGTTCAAGTACTTTCATCCCGTAATTTGAAATATCCTTTGATATTCCAGTAAGTACTTGTTCTTGTATTTTTTGGAAACCATAATCGGCGTTATTTATAACATCAAAGGCATCTGTTGATTCGTCAAAGGATTCGTTGATTAAGCCCATACTAAGGCTTATAGCTTCCCTTTTCAAATACATTTCGGCAATTATGGTTATATGGGTTTCTATGTTAGCCCCACTAACAACACTATTAGTTAATTTGGTAACGTAAAAAGCCCCTCCAACTTCTTCTAATTTTTCATCCTTCCTAAGCTGCTCAATTACGGTAACTATATCAATGTTTTTGTTTGCATCATATAATTTCTGAATAGCCCTAAAAATTAATTTGTGGCTTGTAGAATAAAATATTTCGGGGAATAACCTTGACATCCCAATAGAAACAGAATTGACATCAATCATAAGCCCCCCAAGTATAACAACTTCTGTTTCTATTGACTGTGGTGGTATCTTCCCATCAATCTGTTTTGAAGTTCTTTTTTTAGCGTATTCACTCATGGTAAAGATATTTTTACTTTTGCGGGGTCGGGTTGTGTAAATCTGTTTTTGTCCTTTTGTTCGTACCTATTCCAATTCTCAATAAATTTATTAGCCAATGATGAATAGTTTATAATCGGTGAACCATTCAAATACCATCCCGTTCCATCATGCTTTTCCCAAAATGATTTAGCCATTTCCTTAGTCCCACCACCCCTACTAAAAACTTCCCATACTTGTTCTTTAGTTGGAATATTTGGTTTTCTAAAAAGGTTTGAGTTTTCTAAATTATTGCTTTGGTGTACTGTGTTTTCTGATTCATTTTTTTGGGGAGAGATACTTTCTTTCTCTTGTTCTCTCTCTTTACTTTCTTTTACTTTACTTTCCTTTACTTTACAAGCGTTACCTTCGTGTTCGTAACTTGTTACATTTTTTTCTTTCTCTTGATTTTCACGCCATTGTGCAACCCTTTCCCTTGTTTTTTCTTTTTTTGATTGGTACTTTTCGCTGTACGACAAGATTCGTTCGTTGAAAGTTTCACCATTGTTTGATGATATTAGCCCCAAACTTTCCATAAACTTCCAACATTTGTCAAGTTTTCTACCCACCTTTAATTGCGATTTTAGGACAATAGTTTTGATTGGTTTTTCTTGTTTACCTATCTTTTCAAGGATAGCCCAAAATAATCCTATACCCTCATATCCAAAGGCAATAAATAACTCCCCTAATTTTTCATCATCAATAGCGGTTGTGTCGTGGAGTATATACTTCATTCGTTACTGTTAATAATTTAAAAAGGTGCATTAATTATCATTTACCGATAACTACGCACCATTAATATTCTACCTTAAAGTTTAACCTTGCTTCAATTTTAGCCAATTCTGCCTTAGTAAATTCAGCCTTACCTTTCATTTTTTCAGATACATCTGGCTCTGGTATTCTTGTCTCAAAAGACAACCACCTTTGAGTTCTACCATCTAATGCTACCCTAATTTGTTCGGGGATAGTTAATTTGACTTTTTCCATGTTGTTTATTTTTGTTTCAGCAAATATATAAGGTTTTTCATTACAAAAGAAATTTATTTTAATTTTCATTAAATATTTCTCTATTTAAAATATTTGCCTATATTTGCAATGTACAAAACAAAATACATCATGAACGATTTTAATGCACAAGAAGCAAAACAAATTGTAAGTTCTATATCAAAAAATGAACTACATAATATTTTAGTAGATATTAAATCTGCGGCAGAACAAGGTAAGACTGTTTCCCATATATATAAATCATTAGATAATGAAATATTAAACGAACTTACCAATAGGGGATTTAGAGTTGTGGCATATAATGGAATAGCTATTTTAAGAGATAGTTTATACTACTCAATTTATTGGAATTAAAAATACCCCTTGCATAAATAAAAACAATACCCTATCTTTACTATTACAGCAGGTTTTTTTCTCATATAGCAGTTTAGTTTTGGTTAAAGTTAAATTACCCCCTTACGTTCTCTACGTTGAGGGGTTTTTATTTTAGGGGATATATAAAATAAAAAAAGAGCAGAGGTGCTTTATTCAGCCCAACCGATTGCTGGTCGTTGAAGAATTACCGTTAGGTAACTCGGCTTTATTTTTCCCCTGCCCTATCAACCGCCCTTCATTTCACAAAGAATTAATAAACCTGGTTTAAAAATTTATGGATAAACGGTTAATAAATTTATTGCTGTATCAAATAATTCTTCCCCGTCTACTTCTGTATGCTCATTAGTGATGGCATCATGAATAACCCCAGGGTTTTCAATAAGCAAGTTTAATAACTTAACTACTTCTTCTTTAGTGAATAGTTTAAATTCTGTTTCAATAGAATATAATTTTTCAAATTCTAAAGAAGGGATTGAATGTAATTGACCAGAATGGAAAACTAAATAATTACCTTTTTGGGCATATTCTGTATTTAATTCAGAACCAAAATTGCTAAAATAAATACCATTAATCCCTATTGTAGCTTTTCCTTGTTCGTACTCATTAGTAAACCAATAAGGCAATTCACTCCAATTTGTTTTTACCAAGTGAAGTAAGTGTGTAACTTTCTCCGCTTGAATCATTGAATTTAATTTGTAAGTCATATTTATTGTTTTAGATTAAAAATAAGTATCATCTTTTTTATCCCACATATTTATACCCCATATTGTAAGTACAAGTAACACAAAAGAAAAATCAATAATCATAGTTAATATGATACAGTCGGTAATTGTCATGGCTTTAAATTTGCGTGAAAAATTGTTGGTAGAATTGTGCCATCCCATTTTTCAATAAGTTCTTCGCTTATTCTTACTTTCCAAAATGGGTCATTAGGGAACACCCTTGTAAGGTTGTATTGTTTTAAGTCAGTATAAATACACCTTACTTGGCAAACTACCCCTTGATAAACCACATATTCGTCTAATTGGTATTTATTTTCCATGATTAATAACTTGTTTTTTGCACACTAACTTTATTTTTGTTAGCGTGCTTTTTTGTTGTTTTCAAGTTCAATTGCTATTTTTAAACATTCGTCTATTTCGGATGCCCAAATAGGGGAAAGTTCAGTTGCTATCTTATGCAATTCTTGTATAAAAACTTCTGTATCTTCTATTGGTGTATTTGTATTAAGTCCTGCACTTAACCCTATTGCTTGTCTAATAACATTCGCTGCATATATCTTAGCAGAATATTTAATTGTACGCCTATACATACTCTAATTTTTTAATTGTTAATTAATTAGTTTCCTCTACTAATTCATGCAATTCTATTTCTGTAATGGTAAGATATACTCCTTCTTTATCGCTTACTATTACGGTATCGGATGAATTTTCGGGGAACTGGCATACCTCATCCTTCCATACACTTCCCAATAAGGATATTCTAATTTTAACGAATGATACTAAGTCATTCAGCCCTATATTAATATCCCCTTGATTATGCCTTGCTATTACAGTAGATAGTTCCCCTAAAAAATACCCTACACGATGGATGTCTAATACTAATTTTGTTTTCATTTTGTTTTATTTAAAGTGTGTTAAAATTAATTCTATTTAGTTTCAAAAGTCAATTCGTAGGATAATAAAAGTTCCTTTAACCTTTCAGTTTCTTTCAGTACTTCACCTTTTGACCATTTGGATAAACTATCTGAATAATGGACTGTATCAAATCCTACACACCATTTCCCAATATCTTCTTTATCCAATAACCCATTCCAATCATCAGCCATTTCTTCATCAACTAATGTAGAAAATGTTAATCCCCCATGCACATCTATTTCTATATCTTGGTACGATACGCCATGTAATTTATTCCCTTTTGGAATAAGTACATAACCGTTTCCCCATCCAAAATCCATAAAACCTCTTGTTAGCCATGTATTTTTTCTAATTACTGTTTTCATCTTATTTATTTTTAGTGTGTTAAAATTACGCTCCCCCTTTACTACCTAATCCTTACTACCTTTAATTTATCCCCTTCTAATCTTGTAGTATATTGATTATGTAGTTTCTTTTTAGCGATTATTTCGGACAAGTACTTTCTAAAGTTCCTTAGACTATCCACTTCTATAAATGTCTGTTCGGATAAGTCCAATGTTTCCAAAATATCCATTGCTTGTTCATACTCTATTCCTTTCTTCATGATTGCAAATTTAATGTATGTTTATTACGTTTCCAAATTATTTATTTAAGTATAAATATCGCTTATCGCAATTCTCCCCTTTATACTTTTTATCGGTTATTATTTTCCCCTTTGGGATATTCCACATTGCTTCATATCTTGTTAATAAAGTCTCCCTTCCATTATCAAGTATCAGCATTGTCTCCCCTTCATCATTCATGTATTGGTCTAATACTTTGGGTTGGGTGAAAGTAGGAACTTCGGCATGGAAATTTGTAACGGGGGTTTTCCCAATTTCGGTGAATGTTTTTGTCATAATTTTTGAGTTTATGTTTTTTTAAATTTTATTTTCCAAACATCAATAGGTAAGTATAGGCTATCCACATCCCTTCATACACATTATGAATACCCCAAATGCCAGGAATTGCCAATTAGTCTTTTCTTTAAAATAATCTTTGATTGCTTGTTTCATTTTTTAAAAGGTTATTAGTTTTTTAAATCTATCCAATCCATAAGCATTTGTTTTTTCAAGCAATGGCAGTAATTCAGATGCCTTGTAGCTTTCCTTTTTAATGTTATTTTGTTCCATCCATTGCTTTACTCCTGATTCACAAGCACCAGTTACTAACCTATAATATTGAATATTTATTACTGTATCCTTTTTTATAGGCTCATTTTTTAGCTTTTCTGAAATTACTTTAAATCTAAAATCATCCTTTGCTTTTTGGATTGTTTCTGCGTGGGCATGAGTGAATTTGCCGTCTGTTATTAGGTATCCGTTTACTTTTTTACCAATATTTCTAATAGTGTATATATTGCCTTTCTTATTTATTATTTCAGAAAATAAGCCATCGGCACTTATGTATTTATTTTTGAATTTTATTAAGTTAGTTATTGGCTTTTTTACTTCTCTATTTGTGATGCCAGTACCTTGAAGGTAAAGATTACCTCCCACAGTTAGATTATCGGGAAGTGATGTGATGCCAGTACCTTGAAGGTAAAGAGAACCTCCCACAGTTAGATTATCCCCTTTAATTTCAATATCAATACCATTTTCTTTACAATATTTAATTAGCTTTTTCATGATTTTATTGTTTTAGTTTTTAATTTATAAATGAGGTACTATATAAGCTGCATCTATTATTAGGCATATCCCTAATATCTGCATCCTTTCTTTAAATTTCCCAGTACAATTAGGGAAGATTGCTAATGTAAGCATAGTTAAAGTTTTTAGGGGTTAATTAATATCTTTCTTTATTCTGTTTATCCCTTTAAAAGGGCTTTACCCCAATGTTCCATAAACATTTCCAATGTGTACCTTATATCCCTTCTTTTATCTAATAGCTGCTTTCTAAAGTTGGCATTTGCATTAAATATCCTTTCTGCCTTTTCTACTAATGAAGGGGTATGTATAGATACCATTTCGGCTATCTTTGAAGGCTCTAAATTACTATATCTTTTATCCCCTTCAATAACATTCCATAAAGCCCTTTCAGCTACTATATAAGGAACTACTGCCGTATTATTAATATCGTATTTCATTGTATAGGTTTTAATTAGTTTAAAATTACCTTACCCTGGTTATGTATTTTCCCCTTCCATGACATCCATACCCATCCCTACTACATGAGCTAATACCCAATAATAATAAGATAATAATACCTAATAAGGGAATAGTAAGGTCAAATTGAAAATACTGCTTTGATTGGTTGTTCTGTCTCATTGTGTTTGATTTTTATAGTTGGTTAATTAGTTAAGTTGGTTAATTATTGATAAATGGCTTTCTTTTGTCAATCCTAATTTAAAACGATATACCCACCTTGCATCCGAAAATTCATTTGTATATGGTAGGGATAGTTTTTGTAAATGTTGTTTCATTACATTAATAGCTTTTTGCACTCCTTCTGTCATCCAAAAACAAAATATACCAATACCATATTCAGTGTTATAAAAGCCATATTTAATAAGCCCCGAACTAATACTTTCATTTGAAAAATTGTTTTCAACCTGCTTTAATAGTTCTGCTTTACTATACATATTGCTTGAATGGTGCATATAGGCAAATTCTTGGCTTTCTACTGTCATTTCATTCCAACTTGGGGAAAAATAGGGTGAACAAGTCCTATAATTTGCAGGATTTGGCTCTCTATACTTACTGGTAAATGATGTAATGAATGAACGTAGCATTTTATCCTCCGATTTTGGCGTTTTCCATACAAAATTGACAGTTCTTTTACTTACAGGCAATACCCTATAAATTAAATACTCCTTTTCAAATTGTAGTTCTGTATCTACTGTTTTAATTTGAAAGTCCCTACCCGTAATTAGGTTAATTAAATTTTGGAAGTTTTCTGTTTTCATTTTGCTTAGTTTTAAAGTGTAGTGTAAAAATATTACGTTTAATTGAGAATCGCAAATTTATTTTTCAACCCCTTCATATTTATTTAATAGGATAGGTTTTTGCATCTCTTTAATTTGATTATAGGTATCGAGGATAATATTAATTATTTCCTGGTTTTCGGGAACGGGTGCTGCCCTATCCCTCCAAATATGGAAGTGTTGGTCTACTCCTTCAATCCCTTTCTCATCCCATTGTATATGAAAATTAAAGCCTAAAATTGTGTGTGTGGTCATTGTATTTAATTTAAAGGGTTATAAAATCCGCTATTTATTTTTTGTATTTCTTCTTCCATCATTGTTGCCCATTGTTCAATATTTAAAGTATTAAAATCAACTTCCCTAAATCTACATTTCACTCCTTTATACAGCAATGTAAAAAAGTACTTTTGCCCTATTTTTTCGTACTTTTCAAAAGTGTATTCTTTGCCACTTGGTAAAACAAATACCCTTCCTACTTTTGCATTAAGTACTTCATCTTTCTTTCTATACTTACCTACTTGGTTGTGTTGTATCATTATTTATAGTTTAATAGTTGTTTTAATAATTGTTTTTTATTTTCACTCATCCCTATTGGGTCATTAATATAATCTACACAAAGGTTATATGTTTTCTCATTCGCTGCCATTTCTCCACTTGGCAAATGTGCTGATTCTATATAATCACAGCAATAATCAAATAAATTTTCCATTGTATAATAGCTTTAAATAGTTAATATTAAATTAGTTTTCCATTTTCTGTAAATTCATAATCATTCGCTTCTATCAATTCAATAATACTTTCATCACTTGTCAAATATTCGTATTCATTGCGAAGGATAATTAAATAGTCATCTAATATACTATTAAGGAAGTTTTTATCCAATTCATCCAATAACCTATCCATGTCATATCCTCCGTTGATAAATTCCCCGTTTTCGTCTTTATCTGCCGTATCAATTAGTTCGTCTCTTTCTTTTAGGTATTCTTTTGCAGTCTTATAAGTATTACAGCCCTCCCCATGATTATCTACTATTAAATGGGCTGTATCTTCTGCACTTTCCATAAATTTACCTTCGCAATAATTACCCCTATCTGTGTCAAATGAATTGATTTTTAGCTTTACTTCTTTTG